TGCCCAGTTATTTCCTACATTATATTTCCCATCAAGTGGACAGCGCAGACTTAATTCCGTTCCTGCATCCCTGATGGCTCTTACTGCTGCTTTGCCAACTACGTCAGCAAAATTCTCTGGTACTTCTATCTGAAATTCATCGTGTACATTCGCCACTAGCTTGTAGGGTATATCGTATGTCGATAAGCGAGATGCTAGTAGCACCAGTGCCTTCTTCATTACCACGGCTCCTGCACCCTGTAACAGTGTGTTAAGTGCTGCGTGTTCGCTCCTGACTCTAAGCAGTCTACCATCTAAGCTAGGCAATGTGCCTGCTAGAGCAAACTTAGCTACTCTCTCACGCAACCTAGCCAATGCAGGCGTGTTACGCAGGAAGGAGTTTATCAGCTTCTCACCTTCCTTGTAACCACCACCTACCACCTGACCTATTCTAGCCGCGCCTGCGCCATAAAGAAATGCATAAATAAATGTTTTCGCTTGTGGGCGTGAGTCTAGCCCTGCTGCCTTCATGTTGGCAGTGTGTATGTCACCGTTGAGTATCTCTTTGGTGTAGTTATCGTCACGCATGTAGTGTGCAAGCATACGCAGTTCTAAACCACTAGCGTCTATGCCTACTAGCTTGTATCCTTCAGGAACACACCAGAACGAACGCATATCTTTGCCGTAAGGCACTGTTACTGCGGGGCATTGGGCCATGTTAGGGCTGTGGTGGGTCATACGCCCTGTCACTGCACCGTTGGTAATCACTCTACCATGCACTCTGCCGTCCTTGACAAAGGATAACCAGGAATCTATCTGCGCTGAACGCTTCTGTAGCATTAAATACTCATGGATTAGCTTGGCTTCTGGTATGTCTATGCCCTCCAGAACTTTCTCGTCTACTATTATGTTGCCTTTCTCTGTGGTCTTCTTGAACTTCACACCAACAGCCTGTAGACGCTCTGCTATCTGCTTACGTGATCCAACATTAAACTCAGTTACTCTGTCCTTCAGACGTTTCTCCGTCTTCTCTGACCACCTCTCCTCCACTATTGGTGGGAACACTATCTGTAGTTCCGCTGTTATCTGCCTCATCCTGTGTGTTATGTCTTGCCATAGCAAGGTTGCAGGTTCTACGTCTAGCATGAAGCCGTTGCGTTCCTGTTGCGCCATAATGATAGCGACCTTCTCTTCTAAATCTACGCATTCGCCTGTAAATCCCTCCATATCTAGTTGGTTTAGTAAGTGTTTATACAGCATAGTGGTTAATTTAACATCTTGTCTGCAATATTCCATCATTTCTGGGGTTAAACCACCGTCATAGTCACTGAATTCTATCTTCTCGTCACCAAAACGCTTACCCCATGCGTCTAAACTGTGACCACCTTCCAGAGATGGGTTCCACAGTCTGCTCATTACCAGTGTGTCGTGCTGTTTGCCTGTAGGTATAGTAAGCCCCCAGACCTTCTCTAGCACTGGCGCATCAAAGCCTATAAGGTTATGTCCGACAACACCGTCTGCTTGCTCAATCACAGGCAACAGAGTAGAAGCGTCTGTGTGTTTTGACTGCTCCCCAGTAGCTACGTCCTGCGTTACCACGCACCAGATTATATCGTGGCTGTAGTTCGTTTCTATGTCCAGTGTTATCATTTAAGTTTCCCAGTTCAGTGTTGCTATGTCTGTCATAAGGGTTAACAGTCTTAATCCAGTTCCGTGTTTCCTGATTCTCCAAAATCCAACCGCCAATCTTGCTCATACTCTTGCTCCTTAATAAAGTTATCTGATTCACTTCTCAGGTCTTCTCTGGAAAGCGTAGCTATTTCGTCTTCAGCAAAGTAGAAGCAATCGTTGCACATTTCTACATAATCTTTGCTCTGTACTGATCTTCTGGTTGCTTCAAAATCCGATAGTAGCTTGTCGCAGGATACGCATCTCATATTACAGTGCCTCTTCTTTGATTTCTACCATTCTACCCGTCTTGGCATTGAATAGCAAACCGCCCGCAGGCCCAGTAGTGCCACAAAAGCGATTCTTTAGCACCCTGACGTTGGTGGTGTTACGCTCCACAGGATCAGCAGCCTGACCGTTGCGCTCTAGCCCTATCACCATGTCTGACAACTGAGCAATACTGGCAGAGCCTCTAAGCTGCGACAGAGAACTAGCTGCGCCCTCTTCGTGACCTTTGCCGTCTGGTCGCTTCAGGTGGCTAACCATAAACAGCGTGATGCCAGTCTCCTGCACTAACATTCTAAGCTTGGTGCATATCTCGTCTAAGGCTTTTCTCTCGTCACCGTTGCTCTGAGCAGACACAACAATGCTAACGTGATCCAGAAAAAGCGAGTCACAGCCCAACGCTTTAGCCATGTAGCGGCAACGTGCCACAATGTTGTCTATACTGGTGCTTCCGAAGTGATCAAACAGAAACAACCGCTGAGTTCCCATCGTGTCTTCAAAAGCTTCCCACCGTTCCTCTTCAGTGCTTTCTACGTCAGGTAGGTGCAGCGGCTTGTTAGCCGCTAGAGACATCAACGACAGTGCTGTCTTACGTGCATTTTCTTCTAGGAATAGCAACCCTATCTTCTTTTCAGAGTTCTTCAAGATGTGGTAGACGATCTCCCTGACAAACTGAGACTTGCCTAGTCCTGAACCCGCTGTAATTGTCACCAGCTCAGACTCTCGAATGCCATAGGTTAGCTTGTTTAGGTTCTCCCACGGATACATGACAGCAGACTTTTCTACAGGTCTGTTCACCTCATCCCAGAGACTAGCACCGTTTATGATACCGTCAGGCACAAACTTCTCTGCCGCCCAGAATGCCGCTGTAAAGCCTTTGATGTCGTTAGCGACAAGGTAGTCGCAAGCGTCTTTATGACCGCCAGTGTGCTTGACTATAGCAGCTTTACCGCTGAACAGTTCTGCCACCTCTTTAGATGCCTTATTTCCTGGTTCGTCCGCGTCAAAGCATATAATGATGGCCTCAAAGCTATCGAGGTACTCATAAGCCGCTTTACAGTCCTTCAACGCACCACCTGCACCATTCCTGACGCTTACGCAAGCATACTTACTGCCTTGCATCTGATAAGCCGCAGCAGCGTCAAATTCACCCTCACAGAGCGTTATATTCTTACCGCCACCGTCGAAGAGTTTCTGTCCGAACAGACCTGCCCCAGACCAGTTACCTACATTGTAGAAATTCTTGTCTGGTAGTCTAATCTTAGCCGCTATAGGCACGTTGGCATCTTCTGGATCGTGATAGCTGAAGTATGTCTTGTCTGGCTTCTCTAAAATGCCGTAGGTCTTAGCTGTGGCGGTGTTTAGCCCTCTCGACACAATAGCCTGATAGTTAGCTGTTGTCAGCATTCTCTCCACTGAACTAAAGTCTGGCTTCGGTTTAGGTTCTGACGGCTCTGGAATCTCAACAGGGCTGTAACCATCACTGGCGGCAGTGTATTGACCACAACTGTGGCAGAAAGTAGACTTTACAGCCCCGTTTTCTGCAATGTTTATCTGTAGCGCATCGCTACTGCCACAGTCACCGCAAGGTTGATGTATTAAATTGCTCACAATTCCACCTCCTCATAGACATTGCCCCAAGATATGACAATGAAGGGCAGGTATAGTAACACTCCCTCAAAGGGCATGGCGGTAGTCTCTTCAGAATCTGAATTATACACCCACACACAGCGTGAGTCTGATATTTCAAGGAAAATTCCGCAACCATTAATCAAAGATATGTCTAAATTTCTGTTGAATAGTTTCACTTTGTCACCTCAATTGCAGAATAGTCATCGTCAACAAAAAAACTGTTGAAATGGAAGCCAATATCATCGTGTAACGCCTCTAAAGCCTCTATTTCGTCACAACTGGGCATAAAAGCCTCTTCTTTCTCTAATGCCAGTGCATTGATGCTAACATCCCTCAACAGCATGTAGAAATACTCCTTTTTATTTTCCATTTTTGTCTCTCCTCTCAACGTGCATGTCATATTCTGACGATTCTGCAATGAATTTAACTATCTGGTCTTGCGCTATGTTATAGAGTTTAGATGCCTCCCGCAAGCTCAAAACACCATTAGCGATGTCGCTAGCGGCCTTCATTGTTGCTTGCACCTCTGGATTTAACTCCCCACTGGTCATATACTCTTTAAACATTAACAATACTCCTCTTTAACCATTTAGCACTCAGCCTATCGCTGTCGCTCTCCATTAACGGCCAGACATTACGCGCTTTAGGCGGTGAAATCATGGCATCGGTGATGATTCTACCACCCATCAGACGCTTATGTAAGCAACTTTTGCTCATACCCAACAAATTAGCAGCGTCTATCAACGTGTAACCATGCCCAAATGGAGCTAAACGAGCGTCTTTAGTCTCGTTAACGAAATAACGAGATTGAATTCTTTCTAACATATTTCCATCCTTTCTTGACAGTGTTTTATTTAAGGCTAAAATGGCTCTATAAAGCCGTTTCAGCCCTTTTCAGTAATTACTACTAGCAGTGCTATGTGACTCGCTAAAGTCTCTATAGAGTCTTCTTTTTCGCTCTAACAGCAATATCTACAAAGAATGCTAAAGTCTCTAAAGCGTCTTGGTCATCGCCATCAGGCAACCAGGAAGTCTTTGCCAACCAGTATACCCTATCTGCTAGCCTGTCAAAATCGTCTAAAAACACATTTCTGCGCTCCTCGTCTGTCAATAAGTTCTCATCGCCGTGATACTCGTTATTTTTCATCCATATTCTCCCATTCTGCGGCTGTTATGCCTGTTTTAATAAACTCACGCTCTGCAATGTGCAAATGCCCTAGTGCATCTTGAATCAATGCGCCTTCACGCCATCGAGTCAATTGCTCCTCTGTGACATCAATATCCATAGAGTGTATGCGTCCTGAAATCATACTAGTCTTAGTAATTACCATAATAACCTCTTGTTTAAGCCTCCTGAGAGGCTGTTTAAGCCCTTTTAAGGGCATTACCTATACTACCCTACTGGGTAGACCATTGTTCCGCCATAGCGTCTGCTATGCCTTGGAATGTAGTGCTACGTATTTTCCACCTGTCAGCACTTGGCGGCAGATAATGCAGTCGCTGCTGTTTGTTTTTTGGCAACCCCAGGAATTCAGCATGTACATTATCAGTTTCCACCAGTTTAGGCAAATTATGCAGCCATAGTCCAGTCTTTTTGCTCTCAGGATGCCCAAACATCCAAGGCTGTACGTATTGAGTCGGTTTTATTGGTAGTACCCCGACAGGATTCTCCATCGCCACCATAGGTGCGTGATTTTTGGCATGGTCAAACAACGCCATAGTCCAGTCAATAGACCTATGTCTCTCAGCATTCTTTGGCATTCCAGTCCCATACCATGCATTGCCTGAAACGGCTATAGCGGTGCAAGGCGGGTGCATAATGATTAAATCCCAGTCAATATCAGGGTCTGCAATAACAGGCATACAGCATCCCTCATGATGCCACCAGGATTTATCGTCTGCGGGTAACAAATCGCAGCTGTACGCATCATGCCCCAACGCCCGAAATGCCTCCCTAACCCTTCCCGAATATTCACACGCAACTAATACCTTCATTCGATAGCCCTCACAATGTTTAAGTTATAAAGTATTGTCTCAGCGACATCAATACAATCTAACATTATTTCAGTATCACGCGGTGATGCATTTTCGCAGCCTTCATAATCTAGGATATTGTGGTAGTTCGCCATCAACGTATCAGCTATATCGCAATAAGCCTCTATAAACTCTGGCGGCTGTAGATATATTCTATTTTTCATTTTGTAGCCCTCTCTCAATTGCAGGATAGTCTTGGCGCAGTCGCGCCCAATGTTTAAATCGCTCTAGCTCTTGTCGCTCTTGCTCGCGCTTGTCATTGGCCCT